GCTTTCCGATCCCACAAGAGAACCAGACCAGCTACTATCATTGTCGAGAAAATTTGCGACAAAGAAATAGACGAGTTCATTATCGCGATAATTTCGCTCCAGTTTAGCGAAGAAAAACTTGTCACGTCTTTTAAGGAAACTGTCATTTGATACTTTCAACTTTCCATTATATTTAAAATAATCATAATCAGTATTGAAGTGATTTCTGATCGCTAGATAAGTTTTATAAGCTTTCAGTCCTTCATACACATTATTCATACAGGCAACTTAGCAGATTTCTCTTTTAAACAATTCATATCAGAAGCTTCGGCTTCTATCTTCTTTTTAATAATAGTGTTAATTAACTTAGCACCAGTTTCTATTTCTATTTCGTTTGTTTCACAATACCATAATACAGCATCGAAATACCCTATTCTTTTATCTTTAACTACTTGTTCAATCTTCATTGAAAAAGCTTGTGTGTTCATTATTTCAGCCATCTCTACGCTCTATATCCTCCTCAGTTAAATTCTTACCCAACCATACCTCAATTACTTTAGCGGGTTTATTTCCTACGTTAATAGCTTTATGCCAAGTAAGAACTGGAATATCGATACTCTGTCCTGATTCATAATGCACAGTACATTTAACACCATCAGGATATTCTAAATCCATTTTAATTGTACCCTCAACAACATGCCAGTGTTCTGAACGAGAAAAATGTCTTTGATCACTTAGTGATTTACCTGCATCAAACTCTAACTGTTTAACTTGCCATCCATCACCTTTGTCAAGGACAGTATATCTACCCCAATTACGTTCCGTGGTTGGTTGACCCCATTCTTTTAGAATCCAGCTAGATGAGTTTTTCTTATCTGTACCACCGACCCCAAAAACAAACTCAACATCTGTTAAAGCCATTTCTGGAATGTTTTGCTTTGATCGATCACCACCATTAGCAAATACTACATTACCTTTACTGATAGATAGTATTTGCATAATAGCATGATTAGCAGTATCGTCAGAATCATTAAAACCAATAACTTGATCAACCATCTTTAACTCTTTAATTATAGCTGCTCTTTCATGAAAAGGCAAGAACGGCTTACCTTTCTTTCGAGTCAACCAATCATCAGAGTTTACACCAACAACTAATCTATCACCAAGTTTTTTTGCTTCTTTAAAATATTCAATATGACCAGAATGCAGGGGGTCAAAGCCCCCTGTCACTAAAACTGTTTTCATTATCTCTGCCTATAAAAGATATGTTCACCGATACGACCTGTTAGAGTCAAACTATGACGCCATGCTGGTGTAACATAGTTAGCATGGTAATGAGTAGCTCCTTCAGTAAGGCCTCTCCATGAACCGTTAAAGTACATATCTGATGCAATATCAACAGCTCCCCACCAGGCGTCATTATTACTTGTTTTATCTGACTTACCATCACAATACCAACTAAACTGACATTGATGGCGAATCATATTACCGTTAGAATCTTGACGACCCTGATATATTACCTCACAAATAGTATTAGGATAACTGTCATGCTCTACTCTATTCATTACTACATCAGCAACAGCTACTTGGTCTGCAAAGCTACTACCTCTAGCTTCAAAATATATATTTTTAGCTAAACAAATAATCTGATCATTCTCATATTCATTACTAGCTAGAACTGGGGCTGTAAACAAAGAAATAATTACAGCTAACTGCATTATACGTTTCATGGTGTATCTCCTGCTCAATTATAATATTAGTATAATGTCTTTTGCCACAAAAGGCAACTGTTATTTACTATCGTTGAGTGGATTATCTAATGCTTCTTGGAGCTTTTCATTAATATCTTTATCTAATTGACGCATATCTGCATCAATACGACTTTCTGTTTCACGCATAGTATCACGTACATCTTTTTCAGATTCACGTATTACGCTTTCGATTTCACGTATAGAAGCAGTAACGTCTTTAGACAATTGATTCATATCAGCTAATACTTCTTCAAGCAAAGTATCAATTTGGCGTTGTGCCTCTTTAATTCTATCCTCAGAAGCTTCTACTTTGTCTTCCATTCTATCTGCGGTGGCTTCCATTATTTGAACATCTTCACGTAAATCGTTTTTTATGTCTCTAGTGTACTCAATCGCTTCTTCGATACGAAGCATTTGTTCATCCATTTTTAAAAGCACTTTTTCGTTTTCTGCTGCAATAGCATCTACGTCTATATTTTGAACTACTTCACGCATATCCATATAGTCTTTATAGAATTCAAATCCTGCCCATGCGCCACCAGCGAGTGTTGAAAGCGCAGTTAGTACCACCATCATCTTGCCGCCGCGGAAAGTCATTCCTGCAAATTCAAACTCTGCCATTTTAGTTCCCCTCGTATTGTTGTCTTACCATCTCTCTGTGCAATGTATCAGATGCACCGTTAAAGAGACGTCCATTTGGATTGTCGTAATTTTTTTGACTAGAATATATCTCTTTAGGTAGATAAAAAGCTGTATCAGGTATTTGTGGTTGCTGATAAGCTCTAAAGTTTGGATTATAACCAAGTAAAGCTGCTTGAGCATCTTCTGAGTCATCACCAGATTGAGCAGCAGCTACAAGCGTATCTTCTTCCTCAGCAGTTAGTTGGCCTTCATCACTAGTGTCTTCTTTAAAATTGTCTTCTGCTGCATTCTGCATTAGTATAACCGTATTAATTACATTATTGATTACATCATCGAGCACATTTTCATTAAGTGCAGCCATTTCAAATTCAACTGCAAATACAGATTGATCTGTTTCATTTACGCTTTCAATACCAAGCTGAGAATTAGATAGCAACTGATCTGAATTAATCATACCAGTGTCGTTAGATAAACCAGTAGACGTATCAATACCATTATTAGATGCTGAGTTATCAAAATCTAAAGAATTAGCATCTGACGCTGAGCCGTTACTATTTGATGTATAATTATTTAAATCGACAGTGCCGGCATTTACAACATCTACATTTTCAGTTAAAGTAGAAGTGTTATTGCTTAATATATCGCCGGTTGACACAGTGTCTCCTGGCATATTTGAGCTAAAATCTAAGTCGGGCCCACTTCCATCCGAAGAACCTGCTCCTGACATAGTAGCATTTTCACTTGACGAATTACTTATTACAGACTCAGTTGCATCGTTTAATGCATTAATTGATTCTTGTTGCGCTTGCTGATTTAAAGAAGTAGATGTTGCTACGTCTCCGTTTAAAGAAGTAGCAGCAGCACCAGTTGCTAATGATACAGCCGAGCCAGCAACTGCATTACCTGCGGCTTCTGCGCCTTGAGCAACGGCAAGTGCATTTACATTAGATGTTGTTGTGCTTGGTGTTTTTTCAGATGTTATCGGTTTTGCTTCTTCAGTGGATTCTTTTGTTGCAGCTTCAGCAGCTTCTTCGATCGGATTAACAGCAGCAGTAGTTTCTTCTTGGCTAATACCTGTAGATTCTTCTTGACTTACTCCAGTACTTTGTCCATCGTTGACTGTAGCACCAGTTTGTTGAGCTTGCTGCTCTTGTTCAAATGCCTGCTGTTGCTCTTGTTCAAATTCTTTAATCTCTGCTTCAATACCCATTTCAATATCTTCGTCGTATTCAAATGAAGTACCATCAGGTGTTCCACCATCAAAGAAGTCCTCGATCTTTGCCTGGCCAGTTGTATCAACATTAGAACCACCGTAATCAGATTCAAGTTCTGCTAACATTTCTGCTTGAGTAGGTAGACCAATTGACTTATTAAACGCGTCCTGGTATCCATAACACGTTGGACTTGACAATGGATCTTCATCACAGTTATCAGTTTCTACTACAGTAAAAATTAATTGAAATTGTACATTGCTTACTTCTGGGCCAAAGTATCCACTCCAATATCCGGCATCATAACCGTCTACAGTTATTCTTATTTTCTCGAAGTCAGTACCATTTAATTCAAATGCTTCACTTCCAGAAAATTTTGTCCAATCATCAATTCTATAATTATAATCGTATTCCTTAGACCATACAACATCTTGGTTTTCTTGACCTATAAACTCTACAGTAATCGATAGTAAGTCTTGACTGAATCCATAGCCTTCTTTATCGTAAGGACCTACCGAGGTCGTGTTTTGCATGTTGTTAACATCAGCACTCTTAATAGTCCAAGAATAGTTGTAACCGTTTACTATAATTCCAGCTTCAGCAAGAGCAGTAGCATACGGAGCAATAATTGGATTTCCAACGTCAATATTATTAGTTAACACCATATCTTCTTCTGGGCGCCAGCCAAATCTCATAACGCCGTCTGAGCTTATTTGCGGGCATGATCGATAAGCAGGATTAGTATACCAATCACCTTCATTATGGGCAGGATCATTGCCCCACGTTCCATGTCCGTCTGGACGATACGTACAGTCACCTTGAGACTGCGGGCCAGACCAAGATAATGGATCATCAACTAAGTTAGGAGTTATGTATTGCTCACCAGTAATAGCCTGGTCTGGATCATCCGGCGCAATCTCTTGTGCTAATATACTAGAGGAGTAAAAGCAGAAGTAAGATACTACCAGCGCCCAAAGCTGCGCCTTCAAGTTTATCATTACGTCGTAACTCCTGTTCTATAGTCTCTGGTTGCATCTCAACGTTTTCGTCCCAAAGCTGTTGAGCTTCGTCGCCGATTGTACCATTGAATGGACAAGGTGTTCCAGCCATTTGCATTGCTTTGAAGACGCTAGGATCTTGACACATAAGACTTACGGCCGCAACTTTCATGCCCATATTATAAAGAGTCTTAGAGTTCTTTAAACGTTCACAATTTAAATCACGAATATGTCCACCGCCACTTGCACCAAGTATTTGTGTTTGAACTGCAGCTGAAAAAGTAACTGTACAAGTATCATTGCCGCCCGTCATAACTGTTGGTGCTATTGCACTTGGTGGAGCAGTTATAATTTCTTGTTTAATATTGCTGTCATTATTATTATTGTTATTATTTGTATTTGTTGCAGTACTATTTACAGTCGTATCGTTAGTATTGGTGTTTGTATTTGTATTAGTGTTGTTATTAGTATTATTTGAAGTGCTGTTTATAGTCTGATCAATTGTAGAATCTGTTGTACTGTTTACTGTAGACGTATTAACGTTTGTATTGTTATTAGTGTTTGTATTCGTGTTTGTATTCGTGTTATTAGTACCGCCAGACATAACGTTATTATTTGTATTTGTTGAAGTACTATTTACAGTTGAATTATTAGTATTGTTATTGTTATTGGTGTTCGTACTTGTACTAGTACTAGTGTTTACATTTGTGTTAGTATTGGTGTTTGTATTGGTATTATTAGTACCTCCACTTAATATGTTATTATTTGTATTCGTATTCGTACTTGTGCTAGTGTTGTTATTGGTGTTTGTATTCGTATTAGTGTTTGTATTGGTATTTGTG